ACGATCTCGTTGTGGTGGTTGAACACGGGCGCCGCCAGCGCGTTGACGGCGGTGATCAGCTCGTCGGACGCCGTGGCCCAGCCCCGGGCCTGCACCGAGGCGATCTCGGCGCTCAGTTGCGCGCCGCGCTCGGCGTCGAACTGCGCCAGCACCCGCTCGGCAAACGCCTTGTTGGCCGCCTGCAGGGCGCCGCCGGTAAACCGAAACCGGTCCGCGTCCGACCGATCCAGAATGCCCAGGCGCCGGTCCACCGTCTCCTGTAGGGCCTTGACGTTGTTGGTCTCGTCCATGGTGATGCGCGGCGTGCCGGCGGGCGCATAGCCGCGCTGCGCCAGTTGCTGCGCCACCGACAAATCGTTGCCCAGGCGCACCTGATGCTGCGCCAGCGCCGCCACCTGTTCGGTCGTCATGCCCGGCGTAATCAGCTCACGCGCCTCCAGCAGCCGCTCGCGCTGCGGCTCGGCCAGCGCCTTCCAGCCGTCCCAGGCTTCCAGCGCGTCGCCAAACTGCTTGACCAGCCCGGCCCTGGCCGTGGCCTGCTCCTGCGCCAGGCGCGCGGACTGCGCGGCGCGCTCGTCCAGCAGCCGGATCACGTCGTCCTGCGACAACTGGGCGCCGCCGCTCATGCTCAGGTTGATCACCGCCGGCTGGCCGCCGACCTGCTCGGCCAGCTGCTTGCCGGTGTCGGCGAACTTCAGCAGCAGCGCCTTGGCCTGCACCTCGTCGGTAAACGGCGCCAGCGCCGCCTCGGCCGACAGCATCAGGCTGCTGATCACCGAGTCGTGCAGCTTCAGGTCGCCCAGCTGGCGGCGCAGGGTGGCAAGCAGTTCTTTCCACATGGTCGTGATCTCCTGGGATAACAAAATGCGAACGTGCGGACTCACCGCCAGCGCCGGCTGCGCGTCGTCGAACGACAACGCCAGCCGGTCCGGGTCGATGGGGTCCAGATACTTCACCCGCGGGCGGATGGTCAGCCCGGCGCCCAGCAGCACCGGGCCATGCTTGGCGCCGGTTTCCGGGTTCGGGTAATCCTCGTGATAGTCGATCGAGAAATAGCGAAAGCCGCGGTCCTTCACCGCCGCCACGCCATACGGCGTCCACTCGATCTCGCCGCGCAAGCGGTCGCCGTCCATGGCCAGCGCGCGGATGTAACCGGCCGCGCCGCCCGATGTCTGGTGCGCCACGTCCACGGCGATGTCCTGGCCGTACACGCGAGCGTGGAAGTTGGCGATCATGGTGCGCAGCTTGTCCTGCGACAGATCCACCACGCCGTAGAACGAATCGTTGAAGCGCACCGCCCGGGTCAGCGTCTCGACCGAGCGCTGCTGCCCGGCGGCCAGCGAAATCGCGCCGCAGAACAGCCGCACCGCGTCCTGCGGACCCGGCCCCTCGAACTGAAAACGTGCCCCGCGCTGCGCCATTTACATTTCGCGCTCCAAAAAAAAGCCGGCCCGGGGGTAAACCCGAGCCGGCTTTCGTCTTGCGGTTTTTAGACCGACGTTATGCCGTTGCGCGCCAAGGATGCGGTGCCTACACCGTGTTGTCAATACCTCCCGAAATGGCTACACCGGCAGCGACTGCGGGGCCGCGCCCACGCCGCACCGCAAACGCGCTATCCACCGTCTCGCGCACCAGCGCCTGCCAGTGCGGCGGCACCCGCGCCAGCGCCTCGGCCCGCGCCTGGCGCGTCGGCAACTCGGCAATCTCGCGCGCGTAGTCGCGCGGCTGCTTCTCGCGCCGGGCGTTCATGGCGCGCCGTACCGCAGCGGCACCACCACCCAGCGCTTGCAGCGGCACTTGGCCTGCACGCTGCCGTCGGCCTGCACCAGCAGCACCCGCGCCCGCAGCGCCTGGCCGTCGAACAACTCGAACCCGCAGCCGCAGCGCAGCGGCGGCAGGGCGCGCGCCACCGGCACCGGATGTTCCAGCACCGCGCTCATGCGCCACCCCGCGCCAGGGCGTCCACGTCCACCCCGCGCCGGGCGTAGCGGGGTTTCAGGTCCTGCCACGGCACGCGGATGTCGCCCTCCTTGAGCACGCCGGCCACCAGCGCCGCCCGTTTCGCGCGGCTGCCCAGCACCGATGTCTGCGTCGCGGCATCCTGGGCGCCCAGCCAGTCGAGCGCGCTTTCCCGGCCCGCGCGGTCCGCGTCCGTCACCTCATCCTCGAACACGATCACCTGATACGACAACGTGTTCGGGTGCGCCGGCCACGGGCTGCGCCCGAACGGGTAGATGCCCCGCCCCAGGCCGTACAGGTTCGCGCTGGCATGCAGATCGCACTGATCGGGTCGAGGATGGGCTGGGGATAGCAAAAATTGCACTCCGATCGCGCCCGGCGTCTGCGCCGCGCCGGCCTCGTAGGCCATGCCGTGGGCGCGGTTCAGTTCGGTGCGAAACACCCGCTCGGCCTTGAAATAGGCGTTGTCCTCGTTGCGCAGCAGCGCCGCGCCGGTGGCCCTGGCAAGCCCGCCCGGTGCGGCGGCGCCCACCTTGGCCGCCATCTCCGCCGGCACCGCCTGGCCGCGCGCCAGAAACTCGCGCACCGCCTGGTCCGCGCTGTGGCCCTGGATCACCGCGCTTTCGATGGCGCGGGTCACCTGCTCGCGCGCGCCGCGGTCGATGCGCCAGATGCGGTCCGACAGTTGCAGCTTGTCCGCAGCCACCAGCGACTGCACCGCATCGGCCGCCTCGCCGGCAATGCGCGCGGTGTCGATCCCAACCCCGGCGAACGGCTGCACACCCAGCCGGGCGGCGGCGTCGAGGTTGGTATTCAGCAGGCTGTTGCGCGCCGTCTCCAGCACGCTCAGGCGGCCGTTGACCTGCGCCAGTAACTGCTGCAACGCCTCCAGCCGCACCGTGGTGCCGGCCCCGGCGGCGGACAGAATGTCCGCCTCGATGTCCCGCGCCGCCTGCCGGTACATCGCCAGCAGATCCACGGTCACGGCGGCATCCAGCGCATCCATGTCCCGCTGCGCGCGGGCCGTGGCGCGTTTGATGTCCGCCTTTTTGTCCTGTGGCAGGCTCAATTGCTGATCGCCGTGCCGCTTTCTGCCTTGCGCGCATTGCCGGGCGTGATGCTCACCCGCGGCGCGCCGGGCGCGGTGCCGATGGCGTCCGGGTCCGGGTACGGGTCGCCGTCCTTGATTTGCTGCTCCAGGCGGGCGCGCTCCACCTCCACGTCCAGCCCGGCGGTCTCGAATACCGTGCTGCGGCTGGCACCCAGGGCCTGCAGCTTCAGCGCCCGGTCGGCGGCCTGGTTGGGGGTTTCGGTCTTGCGCTCGGCAAAGCCCAGGGTGAAGTCGGCCGCGTCGGGGTTGATGCCCTGCAGCAGCAAGTCCAGCTCGAAGCCCACCCGGTACACATCGGCCAGCAAGTCCTGCGCGCTGTCGATCTCCTCGTAAAAATCGCGCTTCAGGTCCTCCAGCACGTCCCGGCTCAGGTCGCCCACGTAGCCGAATAGCCCCTTGGGCGCCGGGCTGCCGGCAAAGAACGTGTCCACCAGATGCGCCACGTCGGCGATCTGGTCCAGGTTGGCATCGCCCTGAATGGCCGTCACGCCGCCCTCGCGGTTGCTGTAGTAGTTGGTGGTGATGTCCTTCTGGTCGTCGTCTACCTGCGCCTTGTAGGTGATCAGCTCGTCGGTGGTGGCGCCCTTGAGCACGTGCGAGGTGCGCAGCGGCGCCCGCTCCCGCCGGCGGATCACCAGATCCTCCTCGGTCATGCGCAGCTTGCGCCACACCTCGCGGCTGGCATCCATGTACGGCCGGCCCAGGCTGCCGAAATCGTCGTAATTGTCCGGCCCCAGCCGGCCCATCGTCAGCTGCCACAGCGCGAACACCGCCAGGCGCGAGCCGGTCGCCAGGTCGTACTGCTCATACGCGGCGGACGGATCCCGAAACACCCCGGCTTCGGTCACCACCGGCAGGATGGTCTCGGCCGGCATGCGCACCGCCTGCACCACCCGCCGGTCTGGGCCGAGCACCCACTGCATCGGCAGATTGCCCTCCATGAACAGCCCGCGGGCGTCGGACTCCAACTTCTCGCGCCGGTCCAGGCGCAGCCGGCGCGAGAAATCCCGCCACGCCCGGCCCAGCGTCTCGTTGTTCTGCGCCGCGCGCAGGCGCAGGCCGCCCTTGATCGTCTCCGCCGCCGTGCGCCGGTGGATTTTCTTAACCCGCGGGTCGGCCAGGTCCATGGCGCGAATGTCCAGAATCCGCAGCCGCAGCTCCGGGTCCGCCCACATCAGGCGGTACAGATATTTGAGGCGGTTCTCCGGCGTCGGTCGGTAGCCGACCTCCGACGTGCGCGGTGTCGCCTCGCCCGGCAGATCGGTGGCCGGTGTCGCCTTGGCCGGCGCCGGCCGGCGCCGCAACAGTGTGTCGATGATGCTCATCAGCCCCGCACCCCCGTTCGCCGCAGATTGGTCATGTTATGCGCCAATTGGTGTATATCCTTTGTTGTGCGTAAAAGCGTTCGCATATTCGAGGAGCACGTCAGCATGGCAAGGTTCGTCAAGGCGGCACCAGCAAGCCAAGTTCTTGCCGCGCAGTTCGGTCCGCGCCGCTTCGGCCACATCCCGTCCAGCATCGTCAAGCCAGCATCGGTAAAGAGCAGCAGCCCTCTCGTTGTCTCTGGCACACCCGCAGATATAGGCAATGTGGTTGCCCCATTTGGTGGAGCGGTCCACTTTCACGGCGCCTTCCGGCATCCGCCATCCCTTCGTGCGGCGCAGTTGTATCCGTTCAGGCATCGCGGCTCTCGTGTAGGTTTTCCGCACAACCAGGCGCTGCAGCCGACCCGCATTCCGTGGCTTCGCCACTCCATGCGGGCGGCTGAGCTTGGGCGTTGGGCGTCACCTTGCAGCATCGGCCAAACGTCATGTCTTTCGCCGCGCAGGTGCATTCGGGCGCAGCATCGTCATCACCGGTTGCGTTGGCGATGGCGGCACGCAATTCCTTGTGCGCATCGGTCTGGATGCTCAATGCGTTCACCCTTATTGCCGCCGCGAGCAATTCCGCCGCGGCAGCAATCAACGCGAGCGGAGCCCAATGTGTCGGGGTTGCATTGATGTACGGCCAAACAAACCGCTTAGGGTTTGCAAACCCATCCGGCTGCCCATAGTGTCCATCAGCAATCTTGCCGTTCCTGCCGCGTAGCAAGATGCGTGTGCCGTCTGTGGGTGCGGTCTCAATCGGCTGCCATTTCATTTGTTTGCCTCGCTACGTCTAGGTACATCCTCCCACCGACCCGGCGCCACCTGCGCCCGGATCGTCGCGGACTCCCCAGGCTGCGCCGTGTAGTACGGCATCGCCTCGCCGCGCACAATCCATTCGCGCTGCTCGCCGGTCTCCACGTCGCGGACTATCACGATCTCCTCGCGCCCGCTGGCAATCCGATATTCTGCACTGCTGCGGTCGTGCCATTCCGCCCACCCTTCTGCCGCATCGGCGGGGTCAGTCGCCGGGATCGTCGCGCCGTCTTCCTGCTCCTGGCCCAGGTCCGGGCACCAAACAACGTATGTCCTCATCTCTCACCTCCCGCGCCCAACTGGCGCATCAACCCGGACCCGCTGAAGCGGGCCGGTTATGCTGGTCGTTAGGCGTCAAAACGGAATGTGGTCTGTCATTACGTCGTGTCGCCATCGTTCTCCGCAGTCGGGGCACTTCGTCGGCCACCACTTGCGCCACAGCCAATGCCGTGCCCATGCCTTGGCTCTGTTGTGCCGCGTGTCGCCCACGGCATCACCATAGGACACAATGTCACCGCAGCGCATGCACTCAAGATAGTCGGGCGGCGCTGTGTCTTGCGGATGGCCTTCGCACCCAAACCACCAACATCGAATACGGCTAACAATCGCTTTCACTTCGACCTCCGCTATGCTGTGTTCCATGGTTTTCTGGCTGTCCCATTACGCCTCCAGTTCCGCCCCCAACATCTGCTGCCGCGAACGCTTGCCCAGCAACACCATGCCCGGCGCCTGCGCGGCGCCGCGCGTGACCAGCGCCCAGGTCGCCGCCATGGCGGCGTCGAAAAGATCGTCGCCCAGCTTCGGGTCCGCCATCTTGTAGCTGGCGTAGCTGGTCTTGGTCGCCACCGGCTTGATGTTGGTCAGTTGGCGCACCAGCAGGCGCAGGTCGGCCGTTTGCGGGTCGTGCAGGTCCAGATCGTCCACATACGGCAGCGCCGCCTGCTGGGCGTGAAACGCCGCCCGCAGCGCCGTGGCCATGCTGTGCTTGGTCATGCCCTCGAAGCGCAGCGGTGCGAACGGCCATTCCGACCAGGTACTGGCCGTGCTCTCGCCCTCGCCGATGGTGCGCCGGTCCACGTCCACCAGGCCGGCCGCGAACAGCTCGTCGTTCAGTTGCGTCAGCATGCCCACGCCGTAGGCGTCCCCGAACGCCGCGTCCGGCCGAAAGTACTCCCACAGCCCCAGCAGGTCACGCTTGACCACCTGATCGTCCGTGCCCGGCGACCAGGTGCGCGCATACGGGAAGCACAGGAAATTGCCGATCTGCTCCACCACCACAAAGGCATGCCGGGACGCCTCCGGCGCCTCGCCGTGGCCGCTGGCGTCGTAGCCGAAGCCCAGCAGCCCGCGCTTGCCGTAGCGCGCCCCCGGCAGCGGCCCGGCCAACTGCAAGCCGGACGCCAGCCCGACGTGCATGGCGCGGCGCACGTGCCGCTCCCAGATCAGATTGCGCGACTCGATGTTCACGCACAGCAACTGGCGGATGTACTCGTCGGGCGACAGATCGGCCCGCATCTGGTCCATGAACGCCTCGTTCAGGATACCCATCTGAATGCCCAGGTGCACGTTCACCGTCGGCAGCACCTTGTACTGCCCGCCGGCGACCATCGCCGCCAGCGTGTCGGCGCCCTTGAACACCCCGGTTATGCGGATCTGCGGGTCGTTCTGGCTGTTCTGGCTGGCGCCCAGGCGCCGCGTGGAGCCCATCATCAGCAGGAAGCGGCTGTACAGCCGCTCGCGCGGCATGTCGTCGATCTCCTCCAGTGAGGCGGCGGTCATGTCGCCGCCGTCCACCTGCGCCATCACGCCATAGGCCCGCGCCACCGAGCGGTTGGCGAACTGGTAGTACGTGTCCGCCAGCTGCGTGCGGCCGGACTTGTACGCCAGCCAGGCCGACAGAATCGGCGAGCGGCGGATCGCGTCCAGGTGATAGCCCAGATTCACCAGCGCCTGCGCCTCGCGCGGCGCCACGATGCCCAGCTCCTGATCGGCCTCGGTCGCCTGATGCTCCAGCAGATACATCTCCTTGACCGCCGTCTTGCCCGTGCGCCGGCACGAAAAATCGAGCGTGTTCCGGCTGCGGTCCATCTCCAGCATCTTGAGCACCTGCGCCGCGTCCAGCTCCACGTTGTGCACGTGCTTGTGCCAGCGCGCGTGCTGCCCGCGATACCGCATCACCTCCCGCTCCGCCACGCTTTGCATGCGGACACGGTGCGAGCTTGAGACGCGCTCAGCCATCCGGCGCACCACCAAGTGGATAATCGATGGTCGGCAAACTGTCCGCGGTGGGCGCCGGCGCGGTCGGCCATATCCAGTGGAGGGTGAGTGGATACTCGATGGCCAGCGAGCCATCCACGCCTGTCAGCGTCTTGACGATGCGGAAGAATGCCTGCAAGTCAGGCGAAAGAATGACAGTGCCTTCCGCCGAAACAGAGCACAGGTGCGTTGGTACCGAGAACGAACGGCCCAACACGTACGCCGTGATTCTGACACTCGAATTTGGTATCTCATCGTCCATCGGCGGCCTCAGAAAAAAGAAGGGTGCCGGGGCCGCAAAAACCCTTCCCAGCTATCGGCCCCGGCGGGGTTTGCTGGTGTAGGCGCTCGTTCGGGCTCAGCCGTGGCAGCAACGCCACCACCACGGCATCATCGCCGCCTACGCGTCGGTTATCCATCAGGCGCCGCCTGATGCTCGATCAGCACCGGGTCGCGGCGCGTCAATTCGCGACTGCGCTCGATCATCGCCGCCAGCCCCTCCAGCGCATCGGCCTGGCGCCGCTCGTATTCCAGCAGATCGCCGGTTGCCTGCTGCTTGCTCTCCAGGAAGCCCGCCAGCGCCTGATCGTCCTCCTGCACCCGCGGCGTCATGTTCAGGTCCGCCAGCGTCATGCGGTTCTTCTCGATGTACAGGATCAGCGGCCGCAGCAGCGGGTGTTCCTTGAGTTCGTGAATCTGCCGGACGTTGCCGTCCTGGTCGGTGTACTGCGCCAGGCGCAGCACGCCGTCCTTGTCCGAGTACCAGGCCACCTCCTTGATCCGCGGGCCGCCGTCCTGGGCGATGGCCAGAATCATGTCGTCGATCAGGCCCGCCAGCGCCGACTGCCGATCCGCAGCCAGCTGGGTCAGCAGGCGCGGGTCGCCGGTCTCGAACGCCACCTGGTGGCGCAAGAACAACTCGGTCCGCTTCAGGCACGCGCCGGCCGGCACACACGCTCGGTCCGCCAGATACTCGCAGCCCTCGCAGTGCGGGTAATTGCCCGGCTTGGCCGGGAAATACGTCGCCGTGCGCGCGCACAGCCCGTGCCGCATGGCGTTGAACCGCGTGCGCTTGGCCTCGTCCGGCGTGGGGTGCCCCGCCAGATTGGCCGCCGTCGCCGCCATCCCCTCCGGCGTTTTCGGGCCAGTGGCATTCACCCACGCCTTGAACAGCGCCCGCTCCCAGGCCGCCTGCGGCACCTCCACCCCACACACCGGGCAGGGCGCGAAATACCGCCACGGGTGGTAATCCAGCTCCGGCGCTTCCTCCACCCGCCCCGGCGCAGCCTCGAAGCTGCGCGCACAACTGCTGCACCGAAAATGCGCTGACGGCCGCGGGTCCACGCCAGCAGTCACGCCGCACGCCTCTTGAACCGATCCGGCAACGCCTGCACAATCCGCCGCATTCCGCCGGTTCCCAGCAGGGTCTGCCCGGGGAGCCAATTTCTCATGCTATGAACCACTCCTTCCGGCCGTCCACGCACCAGGACGGCCGGATTGTAGTGAATCTCGACCGTGTCGTCGGCCACGTCGATGCGATCGATGAATCCCTGGAAGAACTGCCGCGCTTTCACAGGGTCGCCGTGGTTCAGGCTATCGAGCAGAAAGCGGCACAGTTCCGCGAGGTCTTTCTCCCCTATGTCGGGCGCCGGCGGCGTTTCGGCGTCCAACTTCACCAGTTCGGCCTCCAGTCGTCGCACGGTGGCGTTGTGCTCCCGCAGCCGCTCGGTCAGGTCGCCCATGTTGGGCGCATGCCGCCCATGCAACTCAAGGACGTCATAGATCCCTGCGCGGCGGCGGCGCGCGTCCTTCAGCTGCCCGTTGATCAGCTTGCGGCGGGCCTTGGTTTCGCGACCCCATTCGCGCGCGGTGGCGCTCAGCTCGTTCAGCACGTCCAGCAGAACGTCGGACGTCAACACCCGATCCGTGATGATCTGGGAAAGCCATCCGTCGAGTTCGTCGGCTGGCAGGCGCCTGTGCCCACAGGACCCGCCCTTCTGGGCCGCCCGGCAGTTGTAGTAGCTGTAGCGGCGGGCGCGGCCCTTCGCCGTCTCGATCTGCAGGCTCGCGCCGCAACGCCCACACCTGAGCAGCCCAGTGAACACGTGCCGGCTCAGCGGCGATCCCGCGGTGCTCCCGTTGGTTTCGCTGTCCATGACGCGCTGCACGGCCTCCCATGTGTCGCGGTCGATGATCCCTTGATGGCTGTCGACGATTATCCACGCCTCGCGCGGCCGGCGGCGGCCTGTCCGCCGATCCTTGCGCCCGAAGATCATCATCCCGTTGAGCGCCTCATTGCGCAGCAGGGCCGCCACGGCGCCCTTGTTCCAGCGGCGGGTCCGGTTGGTCATACCGGCGCTGTTCATGCGCAGGGCGATGGCGCGGGTGCCAAGACCCTGTAAGCGCCAAGCGAAGATTTCGCGCGCAACGGGCGCCTCGTCCTCGTCAGGCACCAGGCGGCGGCGGCGCCCATCCGCCACCGCCCGATAGCCGAAGGGCGGCGTGCCGCCATTCCAGCGCCCAGCCATGGCGTTCGAGATCATCGATCGCTTCGTGTCCGCCGACGTCAGGCGGCTGGACAGCTCATCGAAGATCTCCATCTGCTTTTCGGTCAGCCACCCGGCGTCGGTGGAGCGGTCGAACTGGAAGCTCACGTACACCAGATCCACGCCGGCCCGTGCAAGGCGCTCCTTGTAATTTCCGGCGTCGACCGTATGCCGCGCAAAGCGGCTGGTGGACCAGGCTACAAGGTACGTCGGGCGCACCTGCTCGCAAAACGCGATGCATGCCTGAAACTCCGGGCGCGCATCAGTCCGGGCGCTGCGGCCCGGCTCGACAAACACCTGCAGCACCGTCGCGCCGAGCGCCGCGGCCCGCTCGTGGCAGCGT